ATAATACTTCCTCTAGTCTTTGTGATGTTTGAAACATTTTACGTGCGCCTTCTAAGCCTTGCGATTCCTCAGATACTTCACCCCCGGCTTCGAGGTTTTTCATCATGTTATACATAACTTCTGCGCCTTTGTCCACACTTCCATCACCTGCGTTTCTAACCGCATCTGCTGTAAATACAAACTCATTTTTAGATAATCTAGCTGGTACATCATCTGCTTTTTCCATTCTACCCATATCTACAAAACCACCTGTTTCTCTATAATCTTTTTCTTTGCCACCCATATCTATTAATGGCATTACCTTTTTAGCTACTGGTTCTTTTGCATCTCCACCCTCTGCAAATCTTTGAACTCCGTATGGTCTTAATTCTGCAAAATTTAATGGTTCTCCTCTATAGTATTGTTCTTCCTCTTGCTCTTCTTCTTTTGGTGTCATTAAACCTGCCGCTATCGCTGGAACACCAGCAAATAAAAGTCCTTTACCTATGTTTGTTAAAGCACCCTCTTTATACAAAGTAGGAAGTATTTTTTTTGTGAAAAAAGAATCAGGTTTAAAAGCACCACCATAATACAAAGCTGCACCAGCTATTGCAGCTTTACCTATTGGTGATTTTACAACTTTTTTAACTGTTCTTTTAATTTTTTTAACAATACTACCAAGTCCGTACGCTTGCCGTGGTTCGTCGTCTATGACTGCTCCACCATCTGCCATAAGTCTATATGCAATTCTATTTATATCAAAAGGGTTCTTACCACCGTAATAATCAGAATCATCTGCACCTGCCGTTTGTGCTGCTGCCGGAATACCATATCTTATACGTGGTACTATACCTGCTTCTCCCTTATCATCTACAACAGGAGGACCTTTATCACCAAAAAAAGCTTTTTCAAACTCACCTTGTGTTATATCTCCAGTAAGATTAGCTTTATCTATCGCATCTACCATTCTATCTATATCTGTTAAATTTTGTCCTGTCATACCATAATCATCTAACTCTGGATCAGATTTTTCGTAATTAGTTAATTGTGGATTAGTTATATTTGATATTGTTCCAAAAAAACTTGGACTAAATCTTTTTAATCCTTTTTTTTGATCTATAAGATTTTTTAAACTTAACACTCTAAATTTTTCTGCAAAATTTAATTTTTTATCTTGTTCTACTTTTTGAGCCCTATTTATTTTTTCTGCTTGTCTTCTGTTGTAATCTCTTATTGCTCTATTTCTATCATACTCTTGTTGAGCTTGGGGATCTGATACTTGATAATCTCCTGTTCCTTTGTCTTTTGATCCTACTGTATCTTCAACATCAACACCAGCCCTGCCTCCAATATCACCTCTGTCACCGGCACTATCTAATGACATAATACCTTTTGGACCTTTATTAGGTCCATCTTTTAATGATCCGTGTATATCTTCTTTAAGTAATAAATTTTTTTCTGCCTCCGTAATGTAGGCTAATTCTGTTGCTGGTTTATTAGGACCAGATTTCCATTTTACAGGCACATTAGAAACAGTTTCTTGTTCTCCAAGATAGTTTTTTACACCACCTTGCATAGCAACGTCACCGTCTCTTAACATCTGTCTTGCTTGTTGTGCTCTTGTTATGGCCATCTATCTATCTTATTTTGTTTCTCCAAATAAATCAAGGCTAGGCATTATCACTCTGACATCTTTTCTTATCTCAGATTCAGGTATACCTTTTGCTTTCCATTCAGAATCATCCTTATATTTTTCGCCTGTTTTCATATTGGTTATTGTTGTTATTACTTCTTTTGGTTCTATGACTGGCAAGTCTTTCATTATGTTGTTACCTCTCGCGGCTGTATTTCTAATATAGAAGCTATGACGTGCAGCTCGTTCGCGTCAGAAGCTTGTACCTTTAGTATCTCACTTTCTTCCATTACAAGTGGGTTAGTTAAAAGTTCTGTTGTAGTAATCGTTGCTATAGTTTTTGTTTTAAACAGATTAAATATATTACCACTAGAATCTACTAAAGTAATATCTATGTTGCAGCCAGATCCTGCATCATTAGAGACTAACAATGATTTAACAACAGTGGTTGTAGCAGTTGGTACTGTATACAATGTTGTAAGATCAGTTGTAGTTAAATCCACCTTTTTATTTAAAAATCTATTAGCCATTAGTTTAAAAAGAAGTTAAAAGCTTCTACCTCCTCTTTTAATTCTTCTTGAAATGTAGAATTAAGTTTTTCTATTATCGCATCAAGATCTCTAACTTGTGCCTCTGCTGTAAACAAATCATATTCTTTTGATGGTCTTGTTAATACCTGTACTATTTTTGCCATTATCTACGTCCATCTGGTTGTATGTCTAATCTAAATGTTCCTAATTTCCAACTTTGATTAGATGATGTATTAGAAATTTTTAAAGACACAGCTCTAGCTCTAGCACGTGTATCTACTTTTTTTGTGCTTGATGTAATATCAAATGGTCCTAAAGAAGAACTAGTTTGTGAATCATTTGGAAAATCTCTTAAATTTAAAGTTACTCTAGTTGTTCCCGTTTGAGATATAAAATCTGGAATAAATCTTCTTATCTTCATAATAAATTCACCATCACCTCTAAACGTTGCTACACCAGTCTGTTGCCCTGTTGGAGCTCTTTGTGCTGTAATATCATAATCTCCAGATTCTATACTAGATGTTATTGCTGTTACGGCAGATCCTTTTACCTGATCTGTTCCTGTTTCGTGTTCATAGTATATTGTTGTTCCATCCGTGTTTCCTACAACATCAAAAGATGTGTCTACTCCTGCACTATATTCTGTTGCATGCGGTTTTCCAAATACCGCAGAATCTCTCCACATTGTTCTAGCTAAAGTGCCATTGGTCCAAACAGGTCTTTGTGGTGAAGAATCAAAATAGTTATACGCAACCATTCTGTTTACAACAGATGATGAAGAGGTTGGGTAAAACCATATAATCTCACCAAAAAGATTATTTAAACCAGCAGATACCATTTGGTTACCTGATGTTAAATTTATATCATCATATACAAAATCTTCTACTAAACATGGTAGTGATTCTAATTTACCAGCATATCTAAAGAAACCATTCTCTGACATCCAATATGCAGAACCATCTACTTCTACGCATGCATTCTGTCCAACAAGTCCACAGTTAGTTCCAACTTGAGAAAAAGCAAACGTAAAAGGTTGACCAACAAAACGTTGTGTAAATAATGCTGTATCAGTCCAAACATATAATGCATCACGACCTCTAATCGCTCCTCTAATCTGTGATCCGTCGGCCAGTCTTTGTGTGCCGGCTGTATTAGTTGCTGTAGGTGTGTATGTATTTATATCCTCTTGATCTGAGAATCTAATAAACATATCATCTTGTGTAAGTGGACTACCTATTGTTGTTTCTGTTCCATAAAAAACTAAGTGACGATCAGGTGTAGATACAACCATGTGTCTTGATGCAGTAGGTGCTCCAGTTATAATTGCAGCTCTTGTTGTTTCTGCATTAGCTAAACTAGAATCCCAAGAAAAAACGGCACTGTCGTGAATTAAACAAATTGCTTTGTCACCAAAATTATCTATAGACCACATACCTGGTTCAAGAACTAAGTCACCTGATGCAGCCTCACCCCATGCCACAAAGTCAGTTGTATTTGTAACTGTATCTCCACCGTTATGAGATGATGGTGATGTACCTCTTACATCTCTAGTTACACCAGTTAATTCATTTGATGCACTAATACCTGTGTAAGATATTTCTTCATCATTAATTTTAACAAAGTTTGTACCTGTTGTTGGAAACAAAGAAGCGTCTACTAATATAATACCTGTTGTTTGACTGCTATTAATACCTGCACTCAAAGTTGTAGTTACAACTCCAGCAACAGAACCACCCCAAGATCCAAGAGACCAACCAAAACCTTTTGCTTGTACAGCTGGTCCAACAGGATAGTAGTGTTGCACTCTAATACCACCTGATGTAGTTGCACCAGATCCAGATTCATTTGATGGCATTGTAATTGTTATTGTTGTTGTAGATGGCACAGATGTTACCATAAATTTTTTATCGTTAAAATCTGCCGCTGCAAAATTAGAGTTAGTGATTGCAGAAAAATTATCTAATAATATTATGTCGTTTTCATTAATACCATGAGAACCACTGAAAGTTATTGTAACAGTTGGTGATCCATTGGTTGTGCTAAATGCACTGGTAAGTGTTGTTGTAGATTTAATTGGGTGTATGTCATAGTATATACCTCCAGAAAAAGCATATAAAATTCTGTTAGTTCCTATGATTGCATACTTTCTACCTTTACTATTTACAAAATGATGAAGACCTCTACCTGCTCCTGTAAGAGCGCTAGCTCCTAATTGTTTCCAACCACCTATTTTTTCTGGAAGACCATATCTAAATCTAACATTATCGCAATCTATCCACTGTGATTCTGCTCCAGTAGCTGTAATTTGTTTATTGATACCTGGTTGAAAACCTATTTTTTGTAGCATAATAATCCTATAATAATCAGGCAGGAGATGGTGTGGTGGCATATCTCCCGCCAGATTATTATTCTACTATATTATTTTGGTAATTTAAAGCCTTTAAACCATGCAGGTAGCCCTATAAATGGTCTTGTATCAAACTCATTTTCTTTAGCCATCTTAGAGCCTTTTTTGTTGTAGTGTAGAAATACTTGACCACAATGGTCACCTTTAAATTCTTCTCTCCAATGTTCTAAATCACAACCAGAATATATTAACATATCACCTGGTTCTAATTTAACTTTAATACCAGCCTGACCTTTTTTACCTGTTGGGTCTAAATATATAGGCCAATCATCACCACCAAGATTAAGTGTTGTTGATATCTCACAACTAAATCTATCTTTGTGTCTAGCTAAAATATCACCTTGTTTGTATATTCTAGCGTAAGAATATGTTTCTGATAATTTTAAGCCTGTGTGTTTTTCCATAATAGGTTTTACTTTTTGTAATAAAGTTTCCATTACTATATCTGAATAATGTGAGTATGTGTTTGGAACTTGTTCATCTGTCCACACTCCAAAGTATTCTGTAAAAGGAGATATATATCTTTGGTCGAATAAAAATCTTGCAACCTTTCTTTTATTTAAAAAATAGGCATAACAAAAATCAGCCATTTCTTTACTTATTGCTTTTTTTAAAACACTATATTTATTTTTTTTGAATGACATTTAATACTCCTTTCGGTATTGCTTGACAGTTCCAATGTATAAATCTAAACGGTTCATACCCCATATCCACACTATATAAATGTGGCATGTAAGATGGAAAAAATATCATACGACCAGGTTTAACTTTAAAATGTATTTGTGATGTTGCATGACTTATTTTTGTTTTATCTTTTTCTGGTAATAAATTCATAACATTTCCTGCTCTCGGATCTTCAAAAACTGGCATCGATGTTCTTTCACTAGCTTTTAAAAAATAAAATCCAGATATATGTCCATTCCAATGTGTATGTAAGGTGTGATGTCCACCACCTTTTTTAGCAAATTCTTGAACCCACATCTCCGTTGTAAATACTTGGTAGTCTTTTAAATCAAAACCCATTTCGCCTAATAGATTATGTGCTGTTGCACCAATATATTTTATTAAATCATTAAATTTAGGATCACCTATTAAAGTTGTAGAATGAAACACATTACCCATATCCCCTTTATCACCAAATTTTTTGTTTCTTTCATTTATTTGTTTTTTTAAATTTTTTTGAGATATTTTAATATAAGGATCAGAAGCTTTATTTAATTTATTTACAAACTTAGGTTGATCAGCCCACCATATAGGACATTTAAAATACTCCTCTAATTGTAGTTGCATTGGAAAGGTCATACTCATCTATAAGGCCATCCTATATTCCAAATAACTAAACTGTATCTTGAACCTTTTTTAACTGGACAAACTCTATGCCATACAAATGAAGGGAATACAACTAAAGAACCTTTTGGTAATATTTCTGTGCACTTTCTAATACTAGGTTTTTTATCAGGGTCTTTGTCTCTAAAATCAAATTCTAATTCACCACCTTTATAATCTTTTGGATTTGATAAAGTAAGTGTTACAGATAATTTTCTTATTTTACCATGAGAGGGATCGTTTGCATTTTCTCTAATATATGGTCTATCCCAACTGTCACAATGCCAATCATAATATTGACCTTTTTCATATTTTGTAAACTGACAAGATTCACTAAAGTCCCATTGAAAATTCCAACCAGCACTTGCATTTGCTTGATGTACGTATGGCTGTATTTCTTTATATATCCATCTATCATTCATCCAAACAATATTAGAATCTCTTTTTTGTTTTAAATCTGCAACTTGTTTTTTATTTAATTTTTTTGGATCAGCTCCTAGTCCACCTGTTAAAGCCATTTGATCAGATAATGATTTACCATATTTTACAATCTCATCACAAATCCTAGAAGGAACTGCTGATTGAAAATACCAATAATAATTTGTTAAGTTCATATATCTTTATGAACTTAATATAACATTTCTTATGAAACTGTCAATGTTCCTGAAACTGTAAACGTAGCTATTTTATCACCGCCAGGATGTGTAGACGTGCTGTTTGTTCCAGGGGATACCGCAAAAGTTGTATCACTAGGTGCTCTTACAATTACAATACCTGATCCACCTGCACCACTAGCATTACAATTTGATGATCCAGTTGGGTTATTACCTGATCCACCGCCACCACCACCTGTGTTAGCACTTCCGTTACCACCAGCTGAATTTGCACCACCAGCTCCACCACCGCCAGCTCCACCAGACGGTTGTGGTCCTGGAGTATAATCTCCTCCACCTCCACCACCAGCATATGTTGTGCAACTATTATTAATATTATTAGGGGCTCCTGCACCACCGGCACCACCGGCACTGCTTGAACCATGGCCACCTGTAGCTGTAGCTCCACCTCCACCACCAGAACCATAACCTGGTCCACATTTATATCCAATACCACCAGCATTTCCTTGTGGAGGACTAACAGGAGGTGTGTTACCAGCTCCAGGGGCTCCACCTGAACTACCATTTGGATTAGGTGTGCATCCCGAATATCCACCTCCACCACCAGATCCTCCTGCAACAGCAGCATTTCCTATTTGGCCACCACCTCCACCACCTGCTGATGTTATAGTTGAAAATATTGAATTTGTTCCTGAATTACCAACACCTTCATCACTAGTTCTAGCAGCACCTCCAGCTCCAACCGTAATTGTATAATCTCCTCCAGCTATTTCTAACGTCGATCCTTGTAAAGGGGATGGTCCATAACCTGATGCACGATAACCTCCTGCACCACCGCCACCACCAGTTCTTACTCCTCCTCCACCTGCACCACCAGCTACTACTAAATAATCTATATTAAATAATCTAATTGGCCACGTATCATCTTTTCTTGCTTGAAATTGACTTTGCATTGACCACACACCAGTTGCTTTATTTAATTCTTTTACTACTACAATTCCTGAGCCAC